TACACTATGCGTTGATTGCTCTTTATGTCCACGACAAGGAGCAATAAAGTTTGGGCGGCGGTATAACTCTAACTCCTCTCCTCAATACCGCCGCCCTTTCCTTTATAAATAAAGTAAACTTGGAGATTACAAATGCCCAATATAAAAATTAGAACATCAAGAAGTTCTTTGACAGATCAATGGCCTGGTGAAACTGATACCACAACAAATACACTTGGGAATACAGTAATGACCTGGGCACAAAACGGACGTAGAAATTGCACCCTTTCTGTCTCGCTTTCTGAGGATGGTTTAGCCAAAAATATTTTGTTGCAGTTTCCGACAACAGGGGATAGAGACAATTGGTTAATCGACTTGCGAGCTGAGGATGCTTGGACTCAATCAACAGCCGCAATGCGGACTTTAAATACTACGGATAACGGCTTGTCTATTTGGTTCGGAAACGAAGAGGATGATGATGGTTCTCATTCGGGATTTCTTAATGAGTAATTGGTCATCTAGCCGTTTGACTTTTACTAAATTAAAAACTATATTATGATTATTACAACGTGAGGATTCATTATGAAGATTTCTAAAGATACGCTGGACGTCTTGAAAAATTATGCCAGCATTAACACAAATATTCTTGTCCGAGAAGGTAGCACTCTCGCTACTATTTCCACAGGCAAGAATATTTTTTCTCGAACTACTGTTAAAGAAACATTTGACCGCGAGTTTGCAATTTATGATTTGAATAGTTTGTTGGCATTGCTGACTCTTATGGAAGATACAGATGTAGAGTTTGGTGATGAAAGCATTACAATTAGTAAGGAGCGTAGTCAGTTTGAATATTACTATGCAGATCCTAGCATCATTGTTTCCGCCCCCGACAAAACTATTGAAGTTGATAAACACTATTCATTTGAACTTACTGAAAATGAAGTGGGTATGATTATGAAAGCTGCCTCGGTTGTCGCCGCCCCTATGCTTAGTGTGGTTGCAAAAGATGGCAAGGTAACACTTTCAGTAGGTGACCCGGCAACTCCTCGTAGTAATACTTTCCGGCATGTAATTGGTGAAAGTAGTCTTGAGTTTGATTGTCGTCTTGCAATTGAAAACTTTAAAGTTATTCCAGGTGATTATTCTGTGACTCTTAGTCAAAAGAAGTTTATGCACTTGACAAATAAATCTAACGATTTGCAGTATTGGCTAGCACTTGAACCTAGCTCTGTAATTTAGGAGAAAAAAATGCCCCCTTTCGCAACCAGATTGCCCAATGTTATGTTTCAGACTCGTGTTCGAGATGACAGTATCGAGGGTGATAATCCATTTACATGGAAAGTTGTAACAACACAGGATTTGTTTTATGGTAAACGTAGCATCCTGTTTTCACTACCTGGTGCCTTTACACCCACATGTTCTACATATCAACTCCCTGACTTTGAAAAACTTTTTCCTGAGTTTCAGGAACAGGGTATTGACCAAATTTATTGTTTATCAGTAAATGATGCTTTTGTAATGAACGCATGGGCAAAGGATCAGGGTCTTGAAAATGTAAAAGTTATTCCTGATGGTTCAGGTATTTTTACTGCCGCTATGGACATGGATGTTAAGAAAGATAATCTTGGCTTTGGTATGCGTTCATGGCGTTATGCTGTTATTGTCGGTGAGGAAATGAATGTTGAACAAACATTTATCGAGCCAGGCTTTGGTAGTAATATTTCCGATGACCCTTATGGTGTTTCGTCACCACAAAATATTCTTGCATTTTTGAAGGGTGAGGATTGGCAATCAGGGGGTGTTCAACTCTCCCTAAACTTGGAAGAAGGTGTTGACTCCAAAGTTAAAATGGGTTAATATCTACTTTTATATTATGTATGAGGTGAATTATGGCTGACACAGAGTTTCTGTGGGTCGAAAAGTATCGTCCGAAAACACTTGATGAGTGTATTCTTCCTGAGGCGACTGTTGATGTTTTCAAAAAGTTTGTAGCATCTGGTGAGATTCCTAACATGTTATTATGTGGAACCGCTGGCACAGGTAAAACTACTGTTGCCCGCGCACTGTGTACTGAACTAGGATGTGATTACATTGTCATTAATGGTTCCGAAGAGTCTGGTATTGATGTCCTGAGAACTAAGATAAAGAACTTTGCCAGCACTGTATCTTTTGAAGGCAAGCCTAAGGTTGTTATTCTTGACGAGGCAGATTATCTAAATCCTAATTCTACACAACCTGCACTGAGGGCTTTCATTGAGGAGTTCTCTAAAAACTGTAGGTTTATTTTCACTTGTAATTTTAAGAATCGTATCATTGCTCCATTGCATAGTCGAACTACTGTGGTGGACTTTAAGTTAGTGAATGGTCAGAAGAAAAAGATGGCTACAAAATTTCACAGACGCATGATGGAGATTTTACAAGATGAGGGTGTAGAATACAATAACAAAGTCCTTGCAGAACTATTGATGAAACACTTTCCTGATTATAGGCGTGTTCTAAATGAATTGCAACGATACAGCGTTGGTGGGGTTATTGATGAAGGCATACTTAGTAACTTGTCAGAGATTAATACAAAGGCCCTTATTGATGCTCTGCGTGACAAAGACTGGAAGAAGATGCGTCAATGGGTTACGTCTAACGTAGATAGTGACCCTCAGGCTGTATATCGTAAAGTTTATGATACGTTGATAGACAAAGTAAAACAGGTTCCTCAACTTGTTCTCTTGGTCGCGGATTATCAATACAAAGCGGCTTTTGTTGCAGATCAAGAGATTAATCTGACTGCTTGCCTCACTGAAATTATGGCGAACATTGAGTTCAAAGAATGAGTGGCTTCCTAGAAGAACTAGGTCCTCCTAAAGAAGAACATACTGAGGAAGACTTTAAGGAAAAGAAAAAAGCTATAAGTCCGTTTGACTTTGCTAACAGCATCTACTACACAAAAGAATCTCTTATTGTAGATGACTGGTCTGAAAAACAATACAATCCTTTTATTGTAAACAAGGCTATGAGTTATGGTCCCGACACAGTAATCGCGGCTAATGAAATGAACTCTCGTCCACACATTGCAAACAAAATGCAATATGATTTCCTAATTAATCTCGTCCGAAAAAAGAAGCGTTTTAATAAATGGCTAAAGCCTGAAAAGGAAGAGAACATCGAGATCGTAAAAGAATATTTTGGCTATGGAAATACAAAGGCACAAGAAGCATTACGCATTTTGTCACAGGATGACTTGGAAAGTATTAAGCAAAGGCTAAACAAGGGCGGCAAAAAATAGCATCTTATAAATAATTATTAGAATTACATTATAAGAGCAATAATATGAGTGTCGATTTCTTCAATATTGATTATCCTGGTTATGCCCCATTGGAAATCAAACTAAAAAATTCAGATGACTTTCTCAAGATAAGAGAAACCCTTTCACGCATCGGCGTGGCTTCTCGTAAAGAAAAAGTCCTTTATCAATCCTGCCATATTCTACACAAACAAGGTAGATATTTTATCACACACTTTAAAGAACTTTTTGCCCTTGACGGCAAGGATGCTGACTTTGAAGACGCTGACCTTGAGCGTAGAAATACAATCGCTAAACTTCTTTCGGACTGGGGTCTGTTAGAAATCATGAGCCAAGAAATACATGAGAATCACGCCCCAATGAGCCACATAAAAATTATCTCATACAAGGAAAAATGCGATTGGGAACTGGTTACCAAATATAATATTGGTAGAAAAAAATAACCAAAAAGCCTTGACTTTTTCAAAAAAGTAACTATATATAATGTAGCGATGCCTGATGGGTCGCTATAATTTAACTCGCTTATTTAAGGAGATGAACATGGTTGTTCGCAAATTTAAAGCACGCGATCTGTCTGAGATCGCAAATTCAGTTTCCCCTTTCACTGTTGGTTTTGACCGAGTATTTGATAACTTAAATACGGTAGCTGAACTCTCAAACAATTATCCGCCTTACAATATTATAGACAACGACAGCGGCAAATATACAATTGAGTTTGCCGCCGCTGGATTTACTAACGAGGAACTTTCACTTGTTCAGGTTCCAGAGGGAAATAAACTTGTTGTTCAAGGTATGCAAGGTAAATCGGATGAACGAAAATTCTTACATCAGGGTATTGGTGCAAGGAACTTTACAAAAACTTTCGCCCTCAATCAAGATGTTCAAGTGACAGGTGCGGAGTTCGTGCAAGGCATGTTGAAGATTTATCTCGAACATATTGTCCCAGAAGAACGCAAGCCAAGAGAAATTAAAATTAATGAAATTGGTGATGATGACAAACAGTTCCTACAGGACTAGTATAAATAAGGGGGAGCCACAAAGGCTCCCCTAAATTATAAGGACTAATTATGACACAAATTGTGAAACTATCCTCAGGTGAGGAAATCATTGGCGAAGTTACTGATGTGGAAGTTGAAGGTCGCACCTTCATTGAAATTAAAACTCCAGCAGTAATTATGCTTATCCCAGATCAAAACAATGAACAAAAATTTGGTATCGGTCTTGCACCCTACGCACCATATGCAGATGGAGGCAAGGTTCAAATCATGCCTGGGCATATAGTTGCTTTGATGAAACCTACTGCTAGTTTGTTGAATGAATATAATGCCGCATATGGCTCAGGAGTTGTTGTTCCTGAAAAACCTAAGTTGGTGACTTAATGTCTACATTACTTTGCAACCTACCTAACAATAAAGTTTATGTCCGTAAGGAGTATCTTATGGACCATAAAGAAGGACATGGTGAGTTTGTAGAAGGACATTGGGTAACATGTAAATCATTACCAGGGCGGGCGTTCTATTTTGAAACATACCTGCCTGAGTATGGTGCATTGTTTGACAAGTTGCCTATCAGTGCTTTTGTGTCAGAGCCTAAGACACCCGAACCAGATTTGCCTCTCAATGATTTGCAATTCTGGAACGCAATGGACTATGGTGTAACGGCTATCTACAAACAATTTATTGGCAGTATGGACTTTGAAATTTTTACACGAAGTCATCAGATTATCAAAGGCACATATTGTTTTACGTTAGATAATTATCACGCTCAATCAGACGAACCGGACTATAGCACTGCCGAGGTGCCAGAGGAACATAAGTCCTTCAACATAATTGAATTAGATAATGGTCAGTATGCGGCATATCCTAATAATCGTATGCGTGTTTATGATAATTCATTGACACCCCCTGAACCTAAAATGCCTGACTTCAAAGTTTCTACAGAATTTTATCAAGTAGAAAATGGTTATGAATATCGCTTAGGTGACCAGGATGATTACTTTTGGCGTATTAAGGATTGACATTTCCTTTATTATCTAGTATAACTAGATTATGAAACAAAACTTCTACACATGGGCCTGGCAATATGGTAACAAGATCCTATTGCGAGGCGTTCGAGATGGTAAGCGGTTCAATTCGCGCCATGATTTTCAACCTACATTGTATGTTCGCTCTGCGGATGAAACAGGCTTTAAGGGACTCTATGACGAGAACTTGAAGCCTGTTGTTTTTGATTCCAACTCTGACTGCAAAGACTTTATGGAAAAGTATGATGGGATTGAAAACTATCCTATCTATGGTCAGACAGATTTGACTTATCAGTTTTTGTCCTCACAATATCCTGGTGAGATTGACTTTGACATTAGCCAACTTTCCATTTGGTCTATAGATATCGAGACAACCGCAGAAGGCGGGTTTCCGAATGTGGATAACCCTGTGGAAAAAATACTTCTTATTACAGTAATGAACAATTACACTAAGGAGATTAAAACGTGGGGTGAGGGTAACTGGTCTCCAGGTGAGGAGACAAAGGATCTTGATGTAGATTATACGCCGTGTGAAGATGAAAAAGAACTCCTAACAAAGTTTGGCACATGGTGGTGTAATGAATATCCTGACATTATCACAGGTTGGAACCTAGAACTTTTCGATATTCCTTATCTTGTCTCCCGTATGGACAGGCTGTTTGGTAATGATGCAAAAAATGCCTTGAGTCCTTTCAATATGACAAGACGTCGTGCTATTCGTTTGAATAACAAAGAGGTCACAACATATGACATCAAAGGCGTCTCACAATTAGACTATTTGGATCTATACAAAAAGTTTACTTACACAGCACAAGAGTCCTACAAACTTGATTACATCGCTGAGGTCGAACTAGGTAAGAACAAACTTGAAAGTGGCTTTGACACATTTAAGGAGTTCTATGAAAATGATTGGAATCGCTTTATTGATTACAACATTATTGATACTAAACTTGTTGACGAGCTCGAGGATAAAATGAAACTCATTGAGCTCATTGCTACAATGACATATGATGCCAAGGCAAACTTTAAGGATATTTTCTCCTCGGTTAGAACATGGGACTGTTTGTTGTATAATCACTTGCTGGACAAAGGCATTATGATTCCTCAACGTAAAAGTGCCGAGGGCAGACGTATTGAAGGTGCCTTTGTGCAGGAACCTAAGCCTGGTAAGTATGATTGGGTTATGTCATTTGATGCTACGTCTCTGTATCCGTCAATCATTATGCAATACAACATGTCCCCTGAAATGATATTGCCTGGTATGGTTGACTGCACTGTTGAGGGTATGTTGGAACGCCGAGATAAAATGGATGACCAGTATGCAGTGACAGCTAATGGTGCAAGGTTCAGCCGTGACAAACAAGGATTGTTTCCTGAGATTGTGCAGAAGTTTTTTGATGATAGACAACGGTACAAAAAACTTATGATTCAAGCACAAAATGATTATGAAAAAACAAAGGACAAAAAACATCTTAATAATATTGCAAAGTTCAACAACTTTCAGATGGCTCGTAAGATTCAGTTGAACAGTTTGTTTGGTGCGTTGGGTAATGAGTATTTTAGATACTATGATGACCGCATCGCTGAGGGTATTACTATGACAGGTCAGTTTATTATTAGACAGACTGCCAAGGCCCTTGACGACTATCTAAACAAAGTATGTGACACTGAAGGAGAGATGTATTCCTTTTACTCAGACACAGACTCCTGTTATATCACCATGAACAAACTTGTGCAAAAGTTTTTTGCTGATAAAGATTATAACACAATTATTGGTTCGCTTGACAAAATAGGCGAGGATAAAATTGAGCCTGTAATCAATAAGGCAATGGAGTCACTTGCAGAATATACAAATGCCTTTGATAAAAAGATATACTTTAAACGTGAGGCTATTGCTGATAAAGGCATATGGGTCGCCAAGAAGCGTTATGCTTTGAATGTGTATGACAATGAAGGTGTAAGGTATCAAGATCCTAAACTAAAAGTTATGGGACTCGAGATTGTCAGATCATCTACGCCTGCGCCTGTGCGGGAAAGTTTGCGTAGTGCTGTAAGATTATGTTTAACATCTGATGAACAGGCTTTACAGGACTTTGTAGAATCTAACTGGCAGGAGTTTAGACAAATGGAGGTTGAGAAGATTGCATTTCCTCGAGGATGTAATAACTTGCAAAAATATACATCGACTTCTCATATCTATGAAAAGGGAACGCCTATACATGTTCGAGGTGCTCTACTATATAATTATATGTTGGACAAGAACAAAGTCGG